ACTGTAATAGCCGGATATAACGACGGAGAAAAGCCGGTATGGGATAAGATGATAGGAGCGTTTACTTGTGGTCTAAAACTTAACCCTACAATCTATAACTATGCAAGGGTTACGGAATATATGGGGGCTTATACAGATAGCGACATCTCAGTAATTCCGTTAGTAGATAGCAGGTTTAACGCTATGAAGTCAAATCTTAAAGTATTAGAAACGGCAGCTAAAAAGAACCCGGCAATAGTTAGCTTTGTCAATCCCTACCTAGATTTACCTGTTCACTATGTTAAAAGCCAGAAGGATTGGTATAAACATATAAAGGATTTAGTAAACGACGAGGCTATGAGAAAAGAGAGCGGACAGAAGCTTTTTGAGTTTTGCGAAAAGAATTATAACTTCGAGGCAATAAATTTAGACAGAAAGTATATTTATAGTAAACTATGCCAGTAATAAAATGCTCTAACGGGAAATTTAAGATAGGCAACGGAGGTTGTGTTTACGACACCGAAGAAAAAGCTATGAAGGTTTGGAAGGCAATATTAGCCGGTGGTAAGTTTGCAGATAGCTACACCGATTATCCTGAGTCAGCAACTAACAACGCAAAGAGAGCTATTGAATGGGCTGAGAAAAATGGATGGGGTTCTTGCGGAGAAGCAACAGGCAAAGCAAGGGCAAGACAATTAGCTAACAAAGAACCAATCAGCAGAGATACGATAGCAAGAATGGCATCTTTTAAAAGACATCAGCAGCATAAAGATGTTCCTTATAGTGAAGGTTGCGGTGGGTTAATGTGGGATGCGTGGGGAGGTACGAGTGGGATAGAGTGGAGTATCAATAAGTTAAAAGAAATAGACAGAAAATAATTTGCATAGTTAAATTTTTTAATCAATTAATTATTAATCAACGAAGAAATTTAATGGGGAAACTATGCAGAGACACACTTTAAACTATTTACAAGGAATGGGGTTTGATACGTCAGACACTATTCTTTGTGAAGTGTGTGGCAAAGTAGCGGTAGATATAGCACATATAGTAGCTAGGTCAAAGTTCGGCAGTAAAAGAAAACAACTGCAAGACCATATAACTAATTTATGTGCTATGTGCAGGGATTGCCATTACGACTATGATTTTAAAAACAGGTGGACTTCTGAGGAAATATTTGAAATACATTTAAAAAATATACCGCATGGCAAAAGGTAACGAGAATAAAAACAAAATTAGCTTTGGGAAAAGAAAGCGAGGCTCTGCAAAGAAGTCCTTTAATAAGCACACCCCCAGAGAAAAAGCATATAGAGGTCAAGGCAGATGAGAAAGTTAAACGCACTTTGGTTATTGCTTACACATAAGGCTTACTTTGTAGCAGTATGTAAAACGGGAACGCAAGGCGACGATATGACTACAATCGGACACTATACCTATGCTATGGCAGAAACATTAATTAACAAGCACATAAAAGATGTAGACACTTATTTAGACCAAGAAGATGCATTAGACGAAGCTAACGATATTATAAACGGAATACTATGATACAAAACGTACCAATCAACACAGTAAAAGCAAACCCAAACAACCCCAGAATAATTAAGGACGATAAGTTTGCAAAGCTCGTAAAGTCAATAAATGAGTTCCCACAAATGCTTAACCTTAGACCTATTGTTGTAAATGATGATATGGTTGTGCTTGGTGGCAATATGAGATTAAAGGCTTGTAAGGAAGCAGGGCTTAAAGAGATACCTATTATAAAGGCAAGTGAATTAACAGAGCAGCAGCAAAAGGAATTTATAGTTAAAGACAATGTAGGCTATGGAGAGTGGGATTGGAACGACCTTGCTAATAATTGGGATGCGCAAGAACTACAAGATTGGGGTTTAGATATACCAGGTTTTGATGCAATCGAAGTAGAAGCCGAAGAAGATGACTTTGCAGTTCCAGACGGGGGAATAGAAACCGATATAGTATTAGGAGATTTATTTGAGATAGGAGAACATAGATTACTTTGTGGGGATAGTACGGACAGCGACCAAGTAGCTTTGTTAATGAACGGGCAAAAGGCAGATATGGCACACAACGACCCACCTTATGGAATGAAAAAAGAAAACGAAGGTGTACTTAATGACAATCTTAATTATAATGACTTGCTCGACTTTAATAGGGAATGGATTGGTTTACAATTTATGCACCTTAAAGAAAACGGAAGTTGGTATTGCTGGGGTATAGATGAGCCTTTGATGGATATATATAGCGAAATATTAAAGCCATATATCAAAGAAGATAAAATGTATTTTAGGAATTTAATAACGTGGGATAAGATTAATGGACAAGGGCAACTTTCCGAGTCAAGAAGAAGCTATGCAGTAGCTGATGAAAAGTGTTTATTTGTTATGTTAGGACAAGATGGCAAAAATAGAAAAGTAGATGACTTTTATGAAGGCTACGAAAATATATTAAATTATTTAAGAAAAGAAAAAGAAAAGAGCGGACTATCGAATAATCAAATTTTAGAAATTACAAGTTCAGCACATTCACATTATTGGGCAAAATCACAATGGTTATTTCCAACTGAAAAAGATTATAACGCAATAAAACAAGCAAGTAATGGAAAGGCTTTTGCAAAAGAGTATAATGAATTGAAAAAAGAATACGAAATAACTAAAAATGAATTATATTCTTCAAGGGCATATTTTGATAATGTTCACGATAATATGAATAACGTTTGGCATTTTAGTAGAACAAGCCAACAAGAAAGAAAAGACACAGGTGGACACGCTACACCAAAGCCAATACCTTTATGCGAACGAGCAATAAAATCAAGCTGCCCAGATAATGGCTTAGTTTTAGATATGTTTCTTGGTTCAGGCTCAACAATGGTAGCAGCACACCAATTAAATAGGAAGTGCTACGGAACAGAACTTGACCCTAAATATTGCCAAGTTATAGTAGACAGAATGTTAAAACTTGACCCGACATTAGAAGTTAAAAGAAACGGGCAACCTTATATTAAATAGCACAATAATAGCACAATGGCAGCGCAAGATATAGTACAACATCAATTTAAGAAAGGCGAGGTTGCTAACCCAAACGGCAGACCTCGTAAGTATGTTAGCCTACTTAAAGAACAAGGATATAAGGTATCTGAGATAAACGATACAATACAAGCTATGATGTCAATGGACTTAGAGGAGTTAAAGTCCGTATGGGATAACCCAAAGGCAACAGTATTAGAAAAGACAATAGCAGCAGCTATGCGTAAGAGCTTAGAGAAGGGCAGCCTTTATAGTTTAGAAACTTTGCTAACCCGTGTTTATGGTAAGCCAAAGGAACAAGTAGACATTCAAACAGATAACAGAATAGAGATAGTATTTGTAGACGGCAAGACAATTCTTTAATGCGGATAGAACTACCTAACGGGCATATTAATCAAAAGAAGATACTTAACTGCGAAGCTAGGTACATAGTTGTTATGTGCGGTAGAAGGTTCGGCAAATCGGAACTCAGCCAAATCAAATGCGTTACAACCGCAATTAAAGGTGGGCAGGTTGCATACATAACCCCTACATACAAACTGGCAAAGGTATTCTTTGAGAAGCTATCTAATAGCCTTCCATTCCCTAATAACAAATCGGACTTAAATATTAGCTTCCCTAATGGGGGCAAGGTTGAGTTCTTTACAGGGGAGCGACTAGACAACCTGAGAGGTCGTAAGTTTAATTTAGTAATAGTAGACGAGGCTTCCTTTATTCCTAACCTTGAAGATGGTTGGCTTAACTCAATTAGACCTACCTTAACCGACTTTAAGGGTAAAGCAATATTCCTATCTACACCACGAGGCAAGAATTACTTTTTCAGCCTGTTTAGTAAAGCAGAGCCGGATTGGCAATCCTTTAAGTTTACTACATACGATAACCCTTATATAGACCCACAGGAAATAGACGACGCCAGAAGGCAACTGCCGGAAGTTGTATTTGAGCAAGAGTATATGGCAAACCCGGCTGAGAACGCAGCCAACCCATTCGGCACCCAATTTATCCGTAATTGCTTACACCCTGTTACTACTATGCCGGTTGTAGCTTTTGGGATTGACCTTGCTAAGTCAGTCGATTGGACTGTAATAGTAGGCTTAGACGAAAACGGAAACGTGGCTTATTTTGACCGCTTTCAAATGGATTGGCATAATACTAAGCAGAACATCATTAGGCTGCCTAAATGCCCTATCCTAGTCGATTCTACGGGGGTTGGCGACCCTATCTTAGAGGACTTACAAAGAGAGGGGGTAATGATACAGGGCTTAAAGTTCACATCTACAAGCAAACAGCAACTAATGGAAGGGCTGCAATCAGCTATACATCAAGGGAAGATAGGCTATCCAGAAGGGATAATTAGCCAAGAGTTAGAAGTGTTTGAATATCAATACGGGGCGACGGGGGTAAAGTACTCAGCCCCTTCCGGCTACCATGATGACGCAGTTATGGCTTTGGCTCTTGCTTGGCAGAATTTCAGCCTTAAACGTGGCACAGGCAGATATGCCTTCCTATAATTGCAACAAGGTTACAAAAATAAATTTGGTGGATTGTGTAGAACTTGTATATTTGGTTATTATTTAATCAAAACACAAACACAATGAAAAAAGAAACCGCACAATTATTAGCCGTATTTTTAGTAGCTTGTTACCTTATTGGGCAACTTCAAGACATCTACTCGAAATGATTTATGCTATCTGCTTCCTGCTTATTGCAACAGGCTTTGTAATGGCAGCCCTAACCGATTACACACTAAAACAATACAATGACAAAACTAAGCAAAGAATACATCGACAAATATTACGCAAGTGAGCCTATTAGCATTATGATGAATAACATCGATGCTACCTACTTACAGATATTAACGTATTGTAAAGAGAAAGGCTACGAACCTGCCAAGCGCAGATTAAGACGAGAGCCGAGCAGCTTTAAGATAGGACACTTTGATATTGATAACTACAAACCCGAAACAATATAATTAGAACTATAATTCTAATTCTTATAAAAAAAGCTATTTAAAAACAATTATTTAATTAAATTAGAAACATATTTCCAAAAACAAATAACCTATGAAAACAATAAAAATATTAAATCAAATCGTTATAAAGTATGAGCAACGAAAAGCTAATT